GGGGCGGCGGCGGCGCGCGCTCGGCTTCGCCCCGGCGGCCGGCCATCGGCTGGCGCTCGAGGTGGCGGAAATCCGGGGCGGCGAAGTGGCTGAAATCGAAGTCAGGCGGCAGGTGCTTGCGCACCCGGTCCTGCGCCAGGAAGGCCTTGGGATTCGGATGATGCTCGCCCAGGTGCCCGGCCAGGCCCTTGGCCGCCGCGTCGCCCAGCTGGTCGCCGTGGTTGACCAGGAAGCGTTCGATGAAGCCGCGCGTCTGGGCGAACGGCCGGGCCCGGATCGCATCGACATAGACCGCCTGGATCTCGCCGACGTCACCCGCCTTGTGCCGCTCGACGGTGTCGAGCAGGGCGGCGAACAGGGCATCGAGCGGGAAGTCTTCGCGCGCCACCATCTGGCGGCGGATCTCCGCCGGCGCTTCGTGCGCCATGGTCTCGACCCAGGCCATCAGCGGACACTCGGCCGGGCGGCCGTGCTTGATGTGCACGGCCTTCACCAGGTCCACATAGGCCCGCCCCGCGGCGGTTTCATTGGGCATCGATCGTCTCCTTAAGCCGCGTGGATCCGCACGGCGCCGGGCCGCCCAGGGCCCGATGACGCCGAGCCGCCGCCGCCCGGTAATGTGCCTTGCGTGTTGGGCGCGGTTTGATCGCCGCCGCCCATGCCGGACCCGCCGCCATCGGTCAGGCTGGTCAGGCCGCCGGCGCGGCCATCCTGGTCTGTGTCGCCGCCCGTGGCCCCCGTGCCCCCGGCGCCCGGTGAGGTTCCGGCCGCGCCGTCGCCGCCGTGGGCGGTCAAGCTCAATTCGTCGCAGGTCGTATCGCCGCCATCGACGGCGAACTCGCCGCCCGTGCCGACATCGCCGGAATAGGTTGTGCCGGACATCACCGGCCCGGCGATCTCCAGTTCGGTCCACTGGCCGCCGCCGCCGCCCGCCCCGGAGACGAAGATCAGGTCTTTGCCTTCCTTGACGTAGCCGCCTTCGCTCCCCGTCCCGCCGCCGCCCCACAGGCGGATCACCAGGCCGTCGGGATAGTCCTCTTCGGTCTCGAATTCCCAAGGGCCGGGCGTGGTCGACAGGTAGAGATAGTCCCCGCCCAGGCCGGCCCCCTCGCCCTCATCCACGTCGGGATCCCAGGCGAACACCTCGTCGTCGATCTCGCGCAGGTTCAGCGTCACCATCAGCAGGTCGTCGTCACCGACGCCCAGGCCCGCCTGTTGCACCTCGAAGGTCTTGGTTCCGTAGCGGGGGCTGGTCCGGGTCACCCAGTCCGCCGTCGGCTCCAGGCCGATGTAGTCGGCCGGCAGGGCGATCTGTTCGCGCCATTGGCGCTGCTCGCGCCGTAGGGCGATCTCCATGATCCGCTGGGCCTGCGTGCCCGAGGGGACCATCGGCAGGGAAAGGTTGATCGATCGGCGCCCGCCGATGGCTTCGTCCGCCGCCGTCGAGGTGCGCGGCGGCACGTCGAGCTGGCGAAACAGCTGGGCCGCGTCCGTGTAGTTGCCGGTGACGCTTGTCACCACCTGGTCGAGGGGAGTGAAGTCAGCGCAGCTGTAGACGCCGTCGACCCGCCGCTCGCTGTCGAGGATCGGATCCTCATAGGCCGGGGTGCGCGGCACGCCGGCGACGCAATACCAGCGGCCGACCCCGTAGACAATCGACCCGGCCATCGCCGCCTGCAGGTCCTGCAGCACGCTCTCCACGGGCTGCGAACAATCGATCTGGCCCGCCGCAAGGTAGCGGGATTCCGTGCCGCCGCCGCGCAAGTCGACCAGCTCATCGCAGGCGTTCATCGCCGTGATTTGCTCATCGAAGGGGATGTCGTCGTCGCCGAGCTCGAGTCCGTAGAACACGTCCCGCACCCGGTCGCCTGGGTCGGCGGTTTCATCCTCGACCACCAGGCCGCGCATCACGTTTTCGATCAGCACCGCGACATTGCCGGAGGGCGTCCACTCGGACGTGTCGTCGGCCCGCTGGTCGCCCGTCCCGCCCGCCTCGTCGTCGAGGCGACGGTCGTAGCAGGGGTAGCCGCGCAGCTCGAAGAACCACTGGAAGAAGGCGGCCTGGCCCTGCGGAAAGAGCTCGCGCTTCCAGTCCGGGTCGCTCGGCTGCAGGAACTCAAGCTTCACATAGGCGATGCCGCGCCCGCGATCATTGGCCGTGAACCGCCCGCCGCTGAGGGCGATCAGGTCGGCGTCGGCGTCCTGGTTCCAGTCGCCGTCGCGGAAGGTGATCCAGCCGAACTCGTTGTCGTCGTCGTCGATATATTCGGCGATCGGCGCCCGCCCCGTCGTGCTGGCGAGCTCCACGTCGAAGGTCTTGCGCTCGCCATTGCACAGGCCACCGCGCAGTGTGCACTTGTGGTCGGCCAGGGCGATGAACAGGAAGATCCGGTCGTTCGGCTCATCGTAGGTGTCGTTGACCCAGGTGACCAACGAGCCGGCCGTGCCGTAGTCCCACAGGATCGCCGTGCGCGGCTGCGTCGCGTTAAAGCTGATCTGGAACTGCGCACCCTGCTCGCCGGCCTTCTTGCCCATCAGGGCCTGCATCAGGAACGACTGGCCGACCGCGACGATCATGTTGGCGGTCCAGGTGACGATGGTCCCCGTCGCGCTGAGCGTCGCGCCGAACCAGCTGGCGACCGTGGTGATGCCCGCGGCGATCCAATCGGCCATGGCCTAACCCACCTTCCACGCCAGGCGCGCGGCCGAGCGGGGGCGGGTCACGCCCCCCGGCCCGACCAGCTGGGCGCCGTCGAAAATCATGTAGCCGGCGCGGCGGCGGTGATCGGGCGCGCTCGGCTCAACCACCCAGGCCACGTCGCCGCGCTGGGCCAAGGCCGGGGCGAGGCGGGGCAGGGCCCGATCGGCGATGTCGCGCAGCCGGCGGACCCCGAACATCGCCAGGCCCTCGCGGTAGGAGCGGTAGCCGCGCACGCCGCGCGACAGGTCTTCTCCGGTCAAGGCGGCCACAAAGCCGGCGGCAAACAGGGCGCAGTCGTTTTCGCCCGTGGCGACGGGGACGCGAACGGCGTTCGCGCGGTGCAGCGAGAATCGCTGTGGCCAGTCGGAATGGCGGCGCATGGCTTAGCCCTGGTCGCCGGCCGGGTTGGCGGCCGAGGGGGTGTTGGCCCCCTCCGTCCCGAAGTTGACGGTCCGCGTGCCGACCAGGCCGACATCCTTCAGGAAGCCGTCGAGGGGGTCGCGGTATTCGCGCTGGTCGGCGTCGGTGCGGCGGCGCGTGCCCGGCCGGGCCAGCAGGTCGGAGATCGGTGAGATCTGCGCCGTCACCGTCGAGACCCGCAGCTTCGTCGGATCGGCCGCCGAGCCGGCCGCGATCTTCTCATCAACGTGGCTGATCCGGCCCTTTTCGAGCAGCCACTCTTCAGCATAAGCCCCGGTGTCCGGATCGACGAACAGCAGCCCCGTCTCGATCGGGCGGGCCCGATAGTCCAGGGCGAACACCCCGGCGAGCACGGCTTCATCCGTGCCCGAAAGGCTGACGCTGCCGCCGGTCGGGCGTGTGGCGCGCGACAGGCCGGGGGGCTCGACGGCGAAGGCCAGGTCGAAGCCCTGGTATTCGACATCGTCGAAGGTGAAGGTGTCGGGGGCGTCGGACCCCGCCCACACCCCGTCCTCCAGGGTGATGCGCACGAAGAAGCGCACGCCGATTTCGGCGCCGGCCAGCAGGGCCAGCAGCGGGGCGGAGGGGGGCCTCACAGGTAGACGCTCAGGGCGCTGATCGTGTAGCGGGTCTGCCGCAAGCTGCCGGCCTCGCGGGTGGCTTCAGCCTTCAGCAGCCGCCACTTGGCGCTGGCCCGATAGAGGCGCGCGACGGCGGCGCTGGTGAAGCTGGCCGGCACTTCCGGCTCGACCCAGGCGGCCAAGGTCCCGTCGACCCCCGAGGTGATCTGGGCGGCGTCGCACACCAGGTGCAGCGAGATCTGGCCGGACTCTTCCAGGGCAAACTGGTCGCCGGGATTGAGGTGCAGGCCGGCCGGCAGTTCGGTCGAGCCGCCGAAGTTCACGATGTCGCGCGACGCCCCGGTCAGGCCGCTGTCGCCGAACGACGCGATCGAGGCCGTGCCGTCAAACGCCCCGCCCCCGACCCGGGTCAACGAGCCCCAGCCCGCCGGCATATAGGCGACTGGGTACTCGAGGTGCGGCGCGTGCAGGGTGAAGAACCGCTGCGCACCTCGGAGGCTGGCGACGTGGGCGTCGACCTGACCGGCCTCCAAAGGTGTCAGCTCGCGCGTCACCCACGTCGCCATCCACTGCGGGCGTCCGCGGTCGATCACCTGGTCGCGGCCGCTCTCGACGGCCCAGCCCGACTGCCGGCGCACCGGCATCATCTGGCAGCTGACGATGATCTTCGACAGAATCGGAAAGGCGAAGGGCGGCGTGCCGACACTCAAGTCAGAATTCCCACTTTCTTGAGGGCCAGGATCGCCTGCGAGAACCGTTCGGCCTCGCCGCGCTTGTAGTCGCGCAGCTCACCGCGGATCGCGGCCAGCTGGCCGGCGTCGGCGTTCGGCGCATAGATCGAGGTCGGGAAGCTCAGCGCCATCGATGGGCCGGCGCCCAACTGGGATTGGTTCTTCACCACGGATCCGCGCGGCAGCCAGATGCGTTCCCTGCCGCGCTCGCCCACATCGAACACGCCTTGGCCGGAATACTGGGTGCCCTGGGCGTAGCCGTAGTTCGAGCCCATGTGGGCCGAACCCCCGCCGCTACCAGCCGAGAAATTGAAGCCGCCGATCGACAGCCCGCTGCTGGAGAACAGGTCGCCGAGCGCGGCCAGCGGATTGCCGGAACCGCCCATGTCATAGGCCGCCTGGCCGGCCCGATAGAGCGATTGCTCCAGGGCCTGGCCCAGCCAGTTGAGCGCCCACTGTTTCCAGAATTCGCCCATGTCGTTGCTGGCCGCCGCCCGCAGGGCCTGCGACCACCAGCTGGTGAAGTTGGACACATAGACGTCCCGGTCTTCGGCGATGGAGTCCGCCATGCCGTCGCCCATGGCGCGGCCGACATTCTCGAACTGCTGGTTCTGATCGACGTCGAGGGGCTCGCCACCGATGCCGATCTGCTGATTGTCGATGGCCTCGACGATGCGGCGCTGGATGGCCGCATCGATCTCCGTCCAGTTCATGTCGGCGCCGGTCTCGCCGGGGTGCGAGCGCATGTATTCGGCGATGGTCGACATGCGGATCTCGACCAGCTTTTCCATGCCGAGCTTGTCCGCGGCCGAGATCGTTTCGACATCGGTCAGTCGCTCGGGTTTGTCCGGCGTTGCGGGGCGGCCGGGTGCGGCTGTCGGCGTGTAGCGGTCAGCAGGAGTCGACGTGCCGGATGCCGTGTTGGCCGCGTCGCGTTGTCGCTGCAGCTCATCGAGCTGGTCGATCTCAGCGTTGATGGCTCGCCACTGCGCGCGCGCATCGTCACTGCTTTGATACCGTAGGCCGCTGCGGCTGCGCATCGTCCCCGTGCCGGTCAGCTGATCGACGCCATAGTCGTCGATCATCCCGCGCCCTTGGGCCTCAAGTTCGCGGCGTCGGTTCTGGTTGAAACGGGAGCTGCGATCTTCCGCCCGCTTGAACTGATCCATCAGATCAGAGAGGCCGCGGGTCAGCTTGGCGATCTCGTTGGTGAACCACACGAAGGTCGGGGCCATCGACAGGAAGGCTTGCTTCAGATTGATGTCGATCGCCTGCGCGGCGACCTTAGCCTCGCGGTCCAGCTTGGCCATGGACTCGGCGGTCTCGTTGTCGATCACCAAGCCGAGCGCCCGGGCCCGTTCGCGAAAAGCGTCGATCCTGGCGCTGCCTTGCTCGAGCAGGGGGAGGAGTTCGCGAATGCCGAGGCGGTCGGCGATCGCCGCGCGCTGCGCTTCCGAGCCGATGCGCGCCAGGCCATCGGCGACCTGCGGCAGGATGTCGGCGGCGGACCGCGCATTGTTGACGGTCTCGGCGCTAAGGCCGAGATCCTTGAACATGGCCTTGTACTTGATCTGGCCCCGCTGCGCCCGGCCGAGGGCGCTGTCGAGGCCGGTGATCGCACTGTCGAAGGCCGTCGCCTCGAGGCCGGCCTCCTCCGCGGCGAAGCGCCACTCCTGCAACGCCACGGCCGAAACGTGGAGCGCCTTGCTGGTGTCGTTGAGGTTACCGGCCCAATCCAGGGCTTCGGCCACCTTCGGCCCCGCAATGCTCGCCGCCAAGCCCACGGCCGCGATCGCCGCGCCAACCCCGATGCCGATCGGCCCCATCGCCGCGAGAGCTGAACCGGCGGCGCCCAGGCGCGTGGTCATGCCGGCCGCCTGGCCGGTCAGGTTCCCCATGCCGGCGCTGAGCGCCCGCATCCCGGCATTGGGCGCGCGCAGGCCATTGTCGATCTGGTCGCCCATGCGGCGGCCGACCGGGCCCAGAGACTCCAGGGCGGCGCGCACCTCTCTTGCACCCTTCACCGAGAGGCGAAGGACGATACTGCCGCCGTCAGCCATGGGGCCTCCGAAGCTCCCGCGCCCCCGAAGGGCCGCGACATTCAATTTGCAGGGTGGATCAGGCCTTCCGCGGCGGGGCCGGGAAGGCCGGCAACCGCAAGCCTAGTGGGTCGAGGTCGCCTTCAGCCGTTCCATTTCGGCTTCCAGCGCCCCGGCTTCCACGGCCTCGAGACAGCGCACCAAGGCGCCGGCGTCGTAGCAGCCATGCGCCTGGCCGCGCGCCATGGCGCTCGGATAGTTGAGGCCAGCGAGCGTGCCGTTGATCCCGGCCCGTTGCCACGTGCCCGGCGACCGCGTCGCGAACCAGGCGGCGATGCCGGGCACGGACAGCGGCTTGTGCCGGTCTCGCGGGCAGGTCGACCCTTCGCTGTCGAGACCGCCGGTCGCGCAGGCTTCGTTCAATTCCTTGCAGCCCTCGCAATGCTTGGCGCCGCCGCCGTATTCCCAAAGGGCCAGGGCGCGCAGCCGCTCGAGGTCCTTGCCGATCGGCGTCCGGGCCCGATCACACCAGGCCAGAAACGTCTCGCAGATCGGCGTGCCGCCTTCCGGCGGGCCCCAGCGCAGGGCCGCCCGCATCGCGGTTTGCGTCAGCGGAATCGCCTCGCCGGCCTCATCGCAGAAGCCTTCCCAGTCATCGACGATCGCATCGGCCAGGAACGCCGCACCGGCCAGGGCGGAGATCCCGAGCAGCACGTTCTCATCCTCGATGAGGCCGATCTCGCCCTCGAAGCCCAGGGCCATCAGGTCGCCCCGGCCCTCCCGCAAATTGGCCATCAGCTGCGCCGTCATCGAGGCGGCGGTCAGGCGCTCATCGGCGGATGGGCTGCGCATCAGGAAGCGCACGCCTGGGGCCAGGCCGACCCATTCGGCGACGGGAGGTTTCCAGGCCGGATGCATCAGTAGTCGGTGACCGCGTTGGTCAGGGTCAGCGTGAACATCGCGGCCGCGGCCCCGACTTCAGCCCGGCCCTTGATGCTGATGGTCACCAGGCCGCCATTGGTCACGGGCGCCCCGACCGGCTCGGCCCGCACGGCGAGAGAGGTGAGAACCGCCTTCAGCGAGCTCGACGTGATGTATTCCACATCGAGGCGCTGGGCCGCCGGCAGGCCGGACGACAGGTTTGCATAGGCGCGCAGGACGTCGGTCTTGTAGCGGGCGTCGAGGTTCCACTCGCAGTCCTGGTTCACCAGATTGACTTGGCTGATGAAGGCGGTGTCGCCGACAAAGCGGTCAGCGACCACCTCGTTGGTCAGCACCACTTCGCCCGAAATGATCGCGCCGATCTGGGTCGTCGCCACCTTCACGACACCGAGCGACTTGGCGATCCGGGCGGCCAGCGTGACCACGGTCGGCGTGCCGGCGAGGGTCGAGGCATAGGGTTCGGTGACCTGTTTGCAGATCCCCTCGATCTTCACCGAGTGGAACCCAGGGCCGGCCCCGAAGCTGAAAGTCATCTTGGTGATGACCGCGCCGATCGCCTCCTCGAACTGCCCGGAGGCCAGTTCCCGCTCCATGGTCATCGACGGCAAAGCCGCGACGCCGGACGTAAAGCTGTGGACCTTGGGGGTGCCCGAGCCGGTCACGTCGCCGAGACCGGCCTTCAGCCAATAGCCGATCTGCGTCAGATCGAAGGGGACCTCGATCGACCAGGAGCCGTCCTCGACATTGGGCGCCGCCGGGCGAGCGTCGACACCGTTGTGATAGCCGGCGCCAAGCACGTCGTCCGCGACCAGCGGGCGGTTGCGCTTGAAGTCGTGGGCGTAGGTGTTCAGCTCGAAGAAGCCGGTCGTCTCGGCGGTGCCGTAGGTGGACTCGTAGGCGATGCGGACCTTAGTCGACCGTCCGCGCGGATCTGTTGCAATGCTCATGGCCTAAGCCTCCGGCAGGGGGAAGTGGAAGGGCGCGGCGGCGGCCACCTGGCCGTCCGTCGCCGGCTCGGCGGCGCCGTCATCGATCAGGGCCTGCACGGCGCCGATGCGGCCGGTGACGACCTGGCCTTCGCGCAGATCGCCGAGATCCCGGCGCAGCACCGCGAAGGCGGAGACCGGGGGGGCGAGGGGAGCGGCGGCCGACACGGGGTCGGCCGCCTGGGTGGCGGGCGTTTTCATGGGGAGTTCCTTCAGCCGGCCGCGGAGGCGGCGGTGTAGTCGACGGAGATCGTGATCTGCGACACGGCCACCGTGTTGCCGCCGGCGCCGTAGGCGGCCTCATCGCGGAACACAGGCTGGTCGATGATGGCGTAAACTTCCGGCCCGAGCCCAAGGTCGCGGTTGGCGGCGATCAGCCCCTCGATCTTGGCTTCGGCCTCATCGCGCCGGGCGCGGCGCTCGTCTCTGAGGCTGTCCACGGACTGCACCGAGTAGGCGATCATCGCCGAGAGCCGGACCTCGAAATCATCCTCGCCGCCGCCGTCACGGGTCACTTCCAGCGGACCGTCCTGCACCGCGCAGGCGTCGCCGAGACCGGCGGCCAGGCCTTCGGCGGACTCGCGCCAGGCATCGGGCTGGGCCTCATCGATCTCGGCCGGCGGAAAGAAGTTGTCACTGGCCACCAGGCCCTGCAGGGCCTTCAGGATTTGGGAGCGGCGGGTGGTCATTCGCGAAGCTCCTGCGGCAGTTCCTGCATCAGGGCCGCCGCGAAGCCGCCCTCGAAGTTGCGCAGCATTTCGTCCAGCACGGCCCGGCCCTGGATGCGCTTGCTGAGGTGCGCCTCACGGACCAGCACGAACAGCACCGTCGCCTCGCCGGTCTGGCGTTTGGAGATCCGCCCGGTCTTGGTGACCCGCAGGCCGTTGTCGGCGACCAGCACGCCTGTCTTGCCGTCCGGGGCGACGATGGCCACCAGGGTGACGCCGAGGGCGGCGGCCACGCGCTCGACGGGATTGCCGAGCTGGGTGAAGCGCCCGAAGAAATTGCGGCCGAAGCCGTCCTTTCCGCCCGCCACTTGGCGGTTGAGTTTGCGGACGATCGCCTTGGCCTCGCCCACCGGGATGGCCAGGAACGACGCGCCGTTCGGCCGGATGGTCGCGCCCTGCTCGAAGGCGTCGATGATCACCTGGGCCCGGTTCACGAAGTAGGCGGTCGGCTCGAGGCTGCCCTTGGCCGATTTCGGATAGGTGGTGGCGCGCCAGGTCTTGGACAGTTTGACGGCGTTCTCGAACCCGCCCTGGATGATGTCGGCGCGCAGCTTGGCCTTGCCCGGCTTGGTCACCCCGCGATCCATGGCCCGGGTGTAGGCCTGGGCCAGGCTCGCGGCGCGGGCCTCCATCACCTCGTCGAGGCGGCCCTGCAGGGCCAGGCCCAGGTCGCTTTCCAGCCGCCCTTCGACGCCCAGTGAAATCCCGGATCCGGAGCTGTTGAAGCCCGACCGCATGCGGTCAGCGTGGGTTCGTTCCGAGGGTCAGGGTGACTTCCTCGCGGCGCAGATCCTCGAACATCGGCGCGGCGTTGATCTCGTAGGCGACGGCGCCGATCGTGATGCGCTCGCCCTTCTTGAACTCCAGGCCCGGCGCGGCATCCGCCAGCTCGGACATCCGGATCTTCAGACCTGGCCCTTGCGTGACCATGCCGCCCGGAAACCCGGGGATGCCGCGCGACACCTGGTCGGCCAGGGCCGGCAAGGCGGTGAGGGCAATCGCCTCCGCCGCACCCTGAGGCGTCCACAGGATCTCGATGCCGAGCTTGGCATAGAGGCTGTCGCGCATACGGAGCGTGGCGGAGGCGAAGGTCATCAGGTTTAGGCGACGACGGTGCCGGCGGCTTCCATGGCCGCCAGCATCGCATTGACCTTGGTGACGATCGACGCGAAGCGCGTGTCGACGTCGGCCTTGGACGCGGCGTTGCTGCCCGTGCCGTCGACGCCCGTGACGGCGGCGAGAGACAGGTCGGCGATCGTGGTGCCAGCCACGCCCGCGCTCGGGGTCAAGACCACGCGCGCCACGGCGGCCGTGGTCGCCTTGGTCTCGGTGATGACGCCGATCCGCTGGTTGCCCGTGGCGGTCTTCGTCACCTTCTTGGTGCTGTCGTCCCAGTAGGCAGTATCGCCCACGGCCATGGCCTGGGCGCTTTCATGGGCCGTCGCGGCCAGCTCGAACACGCCGAGCCGATCGCCGGCGAAGGTCGCGGCTTCCGCTGCGGTGACTGCGGCGACCACGAACAGAGCGCCGATCTTCACACCCACGCCGGCGGTGACGCCGCCGCTGGGGGCGACCAGGTCGAGGACCCGGCCTTCTTGGATAAAGTTCTTCATGATGAAGCGTCCTTGAGCTGCGCCGGGGCCCGGGCGGCGAAATTGGGTGAAGCGGGCGGGAAGGGGTGGGGCGGGCCGCGAAGCCCGCCCCGGTCTCAGGGAGAAGCGGCCGGGCCTAGGCGCCGGCGTTCAGGTAGCCGGCGCGGTAGTCGACGGCCCCGACACCGAAGTCGTGCAAGACGCGAAGCGCCACGCCATCGGTGTTGAAGGGGGTGTCTTGCATCAGCTGCGGGCCTTCCGCATCGCGGAGGTAGCCGTAGATGAAGTTCTCCGCGATCGCCGGATCCGCGAACAGATACCAGGGATTGCCGGTCAGATGGGCGTCGGTCACCGGCGTCAAGCGGCCGGCGAACGGATTGACGTCGCCCGAGGCGGTCGGCGTCACGGCCACGGTGACCTGCTGGGCGAGCGTCTCCTTATCCGGGCTGACGAGCAGGATGGACGGCGACAGGTTGAGCTTGTCGACGCCGCCGAGGCCGGTCTGCTTGCGCATGGCCGCGCGGCCCACCCCGAGGGAGGTGACGGAGATCGCCGTGCCCGAGGAGGTGTAGTTGGCGTGGCCGGTCGCGAACATCGCGGCGGCGTCCGACATCGTCGGGCCCACCCCGGAGTTCAGGGCCAGGAGCGCGAAGAACATCGAGTTCTCCTTCGCGGCCGCCCGACGGCCGGCCGCGGCGACCAGGTCTCCGAAGGCGCCGAGATCGTCGTTGATGATCGCCTGGCGGGACAGGGAAACGATGACGCCCTTGGTGGCCAGCGAAACCGTTTCCTTGTTTTCCGTCATCGTGCCGGACTTGACCTCGCCCGCCTCGTTGACGTCCTGCAGGTCGGGGAAGTCGCCGAGGCGCAGGAATTTGTGCGGCTTGAAGTCGTTGAAGCTCCGGCGGGCGGCCAGGGCCCGATAGGTCGGAGGGGCGACCTCGTAGGCCTTCAGCATCGCCTTGTTGCCGGCGTCCGCCAGCAACAGCGGGAAGTCGCTGGTGGTGTGCATCGCCCGCATCAAGATCTCATGCGGGTCGCGGGAGTCGATCCCCGCACGCTCGGCGATGAGGTCGACCAGGCGATGACCCATGAAGGCCCGCGCTTGGTCGGTCGGCCGGGTGCGCGTGATGCGCGCGAAGATCGCCTCGCCCACCGCGCCCCGGGAGGCTTCGTTGGGATCGCCGACCCGGCCGGCCGCGCCGGCGGCGACGGGCGCGGCCTGGGCGGTTTGGCGGGCGGCGGCGGAGGCGAGG